TGGCATCACTAGATATTGTTGCTTGGTTAACAAGTTCAGCCGAGGACATAAATGAAAATCCAGATCTTCTGTTCTTAAGGTAGCACATTCCGTAACATCTCGTATCTGCCTTACATGCTTCCCAAAATATAAAGAATAATCTATTTGCTTCTCTAAAATCAGGGGCTCCAACGTCGATCTTTGACCATTGCAAGTACATGTAATGAGTGCCAGTAATGTAAGTAGGAGTACCATTGTTATAAAACCAAAATCCTTCTTCTCGTCTAGTAAATTCATCATCAATATAATCGTACCATTTTTCTTTAAAATCTGTAGGGTATTCATCCCAGTCAAATCTACTTTTAATTTTACTTAATTCTTTTGGATATTCTGCTCTTTCCCAGTATTGTTCCGCTTTTTCTTTACTTCGTTTAAACGGTTCATCTGTTGTTGGTAAAGCAATCCTGAGATTCTGTATTTCAATGATTTGTCCAATTTTTCCAGTTTTACTTATTACTATAAAATCATAATCAGAGTTGTAACCATACTCCCATTTTTTAAATCTATTGTTTTTAGCTAATATCTTAGGATTTACAACGTCCTTAATTTCTTTCCAAAGAGTTTGTTTATAACTCACTTGCTTCTCCCTTCTGCAAAACCTTTAAAAGTTTTTTCTACTTTAACTTCCTTAGGTTTTTCATTTAGCATATCCTCTTCTACTTGAATACGATTAAGTATTTCAAAAGCATCAAATATAGCTAGCTTCTTAGTTGCGGCAGCGTTTTTTAATCTGTCAGCGCTTACATCATCGTCTGAGTCAACAATCTTTTCTTTTGCTACCTTAATTAATTCCTCAACTGCTTTTTGCCCAGCTTGGATTATTTTCTTTTTCGTTTCCTTGGTATTCATGAGTTAAAGCTATATCATTAGATTTCATACAATAAAGTCGTTCACCTTCTATAATAAACTCAAACTCAGAGTCAGGTGTAAACGTAATAAGTGTTTCAGGTGTTATTCCTAGAGCTTCTAAGGACTTATTAGAATATTTAACTATTCCAACATTAGGTTGTTCTTTTCTGTTCTCTAAAATGCTTTGGTTTTTTAGTGGTTTTACGAAGCAATAATCTAAATGTGGTTTTAAATTATACATATAGATTTGTTCAGGTATAACAAAATAAAAATCATCTTTAAAATAAGTAGAGCTATTTCTTTCTCTATCTTTTTGATCATACCATCTTCTAAATACGTTGTGATGAACATAAACCTCATCTCCTATATTTACTTCAGTAGTATAAGCTGCAGGAGTTGAAACTACTACAGCTTTTTTACTAATAAATCTATGGTTTTCAATGCTAGTATTGATAATAAGGTCAGTATCATCAACTCTTCGTATATTGTCATACCTATCTTCAAAAGGTTTAACAATAAAGTAATATAAGCTTTTCACTAATATTTAAGATCATACTCTACAGAGATCGACATATTAGCATTAAACTTTTTCCAAGGTAAGACTTCATTATTTTTAGTTATAAAAATATTATATGATTGATCTTTATCCTCAAATAGAATATCACTAATAGTATGTCCGCCGTATACTTCCTGACCAGTTGAATAATGCATTGCATCGTTCTTATAGTCAGAACCTATACTAATCTTTCTTATTACCTTCGACATCTTCTTCTATCTTAGTATAAGAACCATCTTCAAGGTCAATATTAATAGCTCCGTATTCAGCTTCTAATATTTCTTTGTAATCTTCAATTTCCTTGTTGGCTCCAGCTATATCATGTAGCAGTCCATGTTTTTGGCTTTCTAATAGACCGATGTTATGAACTAATTCATTTAACTGTTTTTGTTGCTCTTGAATTAATTTTAATTCTTCTTCTTTAATTTTCATTTGATTTGATTTAATTGTTTGTTTTATTGTTGTTCTTCTACTGGTGGATCTGGTGGAAATGGATCTATACCGTGTTTAGCTAACTCAGCTATCCATTCATCCTCATCTATAGTCTCATCTATAAACCACTTGCAATAAAGCTTCTGGTGCGGATCTACATAACCATAGCCCTTAACATCTTGTTCTGAGTCATTGCCATAAGCTATCCAATAAGTTCTAACAGCAGGGTTGTCTATAGGAATATTACCACTCATAATCTTTTTTTACATTTACTCGTTAATCTATAGGATCTGGCTCTGACCAAGCTGCAGTTGCCATTAAAGCTAAAGCTTCTGTTTGGTTCATTACATCACCTACTATTGGTAAGCTACCGTCAGTTACAAAACTTGGAGTTACTCTATAGCTTAATAACCCTTGAGTATTGGCTAAATTTCTTCTCATTGATTGTGCACTTTGCTGATCCACTTGAGAGAATAAAACTAAATTGCTATCTGACAATTCAATTACTATATAACTTTTATTATTCATTTTTTTTATTTTAATATTTTAACTTGGTACATCTGTTGTTCTGTCTAATACATCCATATTCTCAGACAATCCATTTGCTGAACTATACGGAGCATCTCCTACAATATCTATTGAGCTTGTTCCTAAACCATTTCCTGAATATCCAACACCGTTTGTAATGTCATCTTCTGACATATCGTTTGTTGCTGTAGAAATATTATTTGTTCCTATTTCATCAAGACAAGTCCATTGAGATGTAGTTGCATTAAAAGAACTGTTAGAACCTAATTGCCACCAAGCAGTTGGTTTAGTACCTGAAAAATTATTTAGATTTGAAGGACGCCCAGAGTTAAAAATTTCTGTAGCTTCAGCAGATGTTAAAGAATTATTTTGCCAAACTGCAAGATTAGATAAATCACCATCAAGGCCAGCAGCATTAGTTATATAGTTACCAACATCAATAATACTTGGTGTTCTGTCAGTACCTTGACCAGAATTTTGACCATTAACATAAACTGTCGCAGTCGTGCCATCTCCACTAATTATAAGATTAAACCAAACATCATTAACAATAGTATGAGTTGTTGTGATTTGAGTACATACGGCTGGTTCTGGTTCGCATATTTGTATTTTTAAATAACCTGAAGCAGTATATAATACTGGATATTGTTGATAATAACCATTTGTGAACATTGAGGTTGCTGCTCCAGTACCATTGTTAAATTTAATCCACATTGAAACAGCTTTGTTAGTTCCTAACTGCATACCGTTTGACATTATTAATCTTTGGCCGTCTGCTTTATCTAAACTTAATGCATAAGGACTATAACCAGATGTTTGCTGTAAGTTGCTTTGAACTAAGTTAGCTGAAGTCATATTAACACTTGTTCCATCGTTACTACCAGCATAATCTTTTATTGTCCAGTTAGAACCATCAAAAGTGTCAGCAGCGTTTAGTTTATACCATCTTTCTAAATTACTATAAGAAGAAATGTCTAGAGCTGGACTTCCGTTATTGTATAATGACGCAATTGATTCTGTTCCTGTTGCTGGTAAGTTTGTTGAAAATATAGCAGCATTAGAAACAAATCCATTTATAGATTGATTAACATCAGTTGGACTTCCAATAGCACCAAAAGTAGGTGTTTTTAAACCAATTACTCCTTTATTTACGTTGTCAATATATACAGTACCACCATTAGCATCTTGAACTAAAGCAAGATGATGCCATTTATTTAAAAAATTAGTTGGTGGTATATCTGTAATTAAACTTACAAATCCAGAACTATCAGCGTAAATGATTTGCAAATTAGTACTTAGTCTAAAACTTAATTTATCGCTGGATGTAGTGGCAAAAGGAGTTTGTTGTACTGAACCTAAAGTTTTTATATTAAACCAAATGGAAATTGTAGCTGTTGTAGAAATTGTTATACTTGGCATTGTAAAGTATTTAGGACCAGCTGGACTTATTTCAAATACATAATCTTGTAAACTATTATTTGGAACTAAATAATTAGCTCCGTTATCTACTGATTGGTCGCCTAATTGATAGTAAGATATTGGCTTAGGTGATAACGACATTGGATTTGTAATAGCTGTTCCACCACCATAAAGAGTAGCTACTTGACTTGCTGAAAGTCCATAATTAAAAATACATACTTGGTCAAGAATTCCAGCAAGCTCAAAAGTAAGACCATTTCTTCTTCCTATTTCTATATTTCCAGTTGGGTTTACTGTATATTGCAAAGCTCCAAGTACCGCTACAGACTGACTTAATGTATTGAGAGTTAATGTAACGTTTGAACCATCATATGTCATACATACAAAATTCCACTGGTTTAAATTAAGTGAACCAGCAGATGTAAAGGTTATATCATTATTTGACCCAGTATTAAAGACAACTCTTAAATTTCCATTAGACGCTAAAATTATACTATATGAGTGATAACCAGAACCTCTATTTGGGGACGAAATTATTGCCGAGCTAACAACAATAGATGTTGGGTAATACCAAGCTGAAATGCTTATGTAATCTGGATTTAAAGCTTCATCAGAGTTATCAACACTTATTACACTAGTAATTCCGTCAAACTTCATAGAATAGTTAGAAACTAAACTTTGATTTTTATTGTTTGGTATTCTCCATTGGTCGTTAAAATATTCTGTACTCATAATTAATCTCCCATTCTATACCACGCAATAGGTGGTGTTGTTAAACTATTTAAATCTGCTGTTTTACCTGTTCCTGTTGCGTTGTAAATGATTAAGGCTTGTGCTTCTGTTAGCGAATAATTAAAAACCGCTAGTTCGTCTATGCTTCCTTGATAATATTCGTTAGTACTACCAGCACCAATAAAATTTGTTTTATTAGTAAGGTTTATTGAAATAGGTATAGTTCCAAAGGTACCAGTTTGTGTTGTAATTGGAATTCCATTTATATAACATTTTATTCTATCGAATTTATTAGTTTGTGTTCCATCATACACTATGCAATAGTGCCTCCAAGATAAAGGTCTTACATCAAATGTAAAACCTATTCTACCTGTAGTACCACTAGCAGTTCTACTTTCCACATATAATGTATTATAGTTTTGTTGTCTAATAAAAAATGGAGCATCTGCTACTGGATTTGTTGGTCCATTGCCAAAAGCAAACAGACCTTCGCCTGACGGAAGTGGACTTACTACAGTTTTAAACCATCCAGAAACACTAAAATTAGTAGCTGAAGCACCTAAAGCATTTCCAACTCCAGTTCCAGCATCAATAAAATCATCAGTCCCATCAAACTCCATAGAATAAACATTGTTTAATTGACCTACAACATTTATAGCTTGTTCATTATAGCAACCATCTGCAAGAGTATATCTAATTGTAGTGTTTCCTCCATTTGGTGTATTTATAACACCTGTCGTAGCATTGACTTCTATATTGCCGTTGCTACTTGAAAATGTTCCACCTGTAAAGCTACCAGTTGGTGTAGCTGGTGTATTTACATTAATAGGAGTTGTATATTCAAATGGCATGGTTGTACCAGGGTTACCATCAGTAATCGTGTATCCAGCGGCTTCTAAAGCTAAAAGCTTAGAATTTACTACACTAGGAGAATTTGTGACTTGAGAATCTCCCAAAGAAAAAGAAAAAGGTGTTGGAGCACCTATTAAATAATTTGTATCGTGAACTGCTCTTATAAAATTATCTGCTTGACATGGGGTTAATGTTCTGGAAAGACCTATAGTAGTTAAGTTAGTTAAATTAAGGTTTGTTGCAAATGTTAAAGGCCAGTCTGGAAATGAATTATTAAAAGCAGCAGTCCAATTAGTCATTAATGTAAAATCAATATCAGGACCAAATGTTAAAAATGAAATTTCAGCAGTTGACCAGTTAGCATATGAACCACCTACAAACTTAATTCTAGCATTAGAATAATCAACTCCACCAGATACAACTCCATTTTTCTTTATTTTAATATCGTAGATATGGTAACCTATTGTTGTACCATTTGCAGCTCCATAACCTGTAGCCATATCAAAATCTTCAAAAGATAAAGTTGTAGTATATCTTGCAGACTGAAACATACTTGCTACACTCTGATTTGTAGTAGCAGTAGTAGATTTACTTAAGCCTTTTATATTAGGAGATTCTCCCCAATCACTTCTGCTAAATCTTTCCCGTGGTATTGGAACATTGATAGCATACCACTTGTTATTGCAGAATCAACCCAGAAAGCATCACTGAAATTATCTCCTTCTTGTATGGCCCAGAAGTTAGTCGATTGAAACATATATTCAACTCTTTGCACAACACCTGATGTCCAAGTATTTAAACCTATTATTTTTCTGAAATTAGCTAATCTAAATGCTTGACTTAAAAGAGATTTAGTAGTTCCAGATCCAAATTGCCAATTAGTCATATTTAGACTTAAGTTATGATCTGTTCTTACATTACCTGGATCCTCGTTAAATTGATCAAACATTAGACTGAAATTTATAGAGTTAGTAGAATCCGTTTTCCAATTAGAAATATTTAAAGTCTTATCGTCTCCTACAACTCTAGCATTACGGAAAGTGTGAATATGATTTATACTTGCAATGTTTGTTCTAAAATCCCAATTACTAATATCACTATTGTCAGCATCTATAAGCGCATTTGTAAACATACCGTCTCCACCAGCTGAAGTGTTACCAGTTGTAACGACTGCAGAACTAGAAAAATCTAAATTATTTGTTTGAAAATTACAACCAGCAGCTACGGTTGTTCCAACGTCCTTAAACATACCAGCTATAGATTGCTTAAGCTTGGCAACTCCAGTCCAATAAATTTGAGCAATATTAGTACATCCGGCAAACAATTCACGACCCTGCAAACCCTGAGAAAGATTCCAAGGTGTCATATTAACTGACGTAAGAGATGTACATCCTTTAAATGCATAATTTAAATTACCAGTTGAATCTGTTATTAAAGAAGTTTCTCCAATTTCTGTTAAATTAGTGCAATTTTCAAAAGCGTTAGATAAACTATTCCAAGAGTTTTGACCCCAAGATATAACTTTACTTACGTTAGCTTGTCCACCTACAATTGCAAACTCATCCACGTAAGTGTCATCTAGCTCCAAGTTGACACTTACGTGGA